TTCAACGACCGGCGAAATCAAGAAATCAGCAAACAACGTCGAGACCGCCGTGATCGGCAACGAGCTGACGGGGACCGCCGCCGTGCCCTACGCGAAGGTCTACGCAATGGTTTTCGGGATGCCGCCATCATGACCAGCGACGAAGCAACCGAAGTTCTCGGCATCGTGCAGCGCATCGGCCCCGTGGTGCTGTCGTCCGCCGTCACCTTGAGCGGATCGTTCGGCACCGCATTGCGACGTTGCGTCGGCATGATGATCGCGGATGAGAACATGATCGACCTGCCGACGTTCGGCACCGCCTTCAGCATCTGTCTCGATCTGGCGCGCAATTGCAACGCAACGCTGGTCACCATGGATCGCGTCCGCAAGGCGGCGCTGGCGGAAACGCCGGTCAGTCTGCCCGCGACACAAACGGTGCTGGCGATCGTCCGGCTGACGCTGGCGTGTGAAGCTCGCATCATATCGTCCATGACGTTCGCGTCGCGCGACGAAGTCGATGCCATCGCCACGGCGATGAACGACGCCTTCAGCCAGACCAGCGAAATCGCTGCCGACGATCTCGACAGCTACACCTACATGGCGCTGATCCGGCTGCACGGCGACGTGACGCGGCATCTCGCCGATCGAGGCCGCCAGCTTCCGCGCGTCATCGCGTACCAGTATCAGATGGTGATGCCAGCGATGCGGATGGCGCAGCGCGCCTACACCGACCCATCACGCTATCAGGAGTTGATCGCCGAGAACGGCGTCGTGCATCCCGCGTTCATGCCCCGCGAGGGCAACATGCTGTCGGTGTAGCCATGACAGATGCACCCACATTTGACGATCGTTGGTCGGCGATCCAGCAGCAGGCGCAACAGCCGCGTCTCTACGTCAGCCCGATCAAGAACGATCCACCGCCTGACGACAGCGGCGCTCCAGCGCCGCAGCGCCTCGACACCGGCAAGGAGATTGCAACGCTGGAGGTTCGCGGCGGTCTGTTCACCAATTGGACAAGCGTGCGCGTCGAGCAGCGCGTCACACAGCCCTTTCCGGTCTTTCAATTCGAATGCAGCGAGGAGAGCCCGATCCCGCTGGTCTGGGATGCGGTGCAGTTCGTCCCCGGCGACATCGTGCGCGTCTACATCGGCGGTGTGCCCGCCGTGTTTGGCTACATCACCGAGCGGCATGTCGGCTTCGATGAAAAGAACCACGGCATCCGCCTGATCGGCTGCGGTGACACGGTCGATCTGACCAATTCGTCGGTGCCGATTGAGAAGCTGGACGGTCACGACGGGCAGTCGTGGTCGAATTTGGCGACCGACCTGATGGCGCATCTTGGGATCAGGCTCACCACGATGGGCGCGGTCGATAATACGCCATTCGAGAAAATCCAAATCCAGCCCGGCGAGACCATCATGATGGCGCTGGAGCGATATGCGAAGCCGCGCAACATCGTGATCGGTTCGAACGCGCATGGCGGTTTGCTGGCGATCGGCGAGAACCCTGTCGTCTCGACCGGCGATCTGATCGAGGGCGTCAACATCCTCCGCGCCAGCGTCGTGCTGCGCGATCAGATGGTCTACAAAAAAATCTACGCTATGGGCCAAAGCAACGGCAGCAATGCCGCTTATGGCGACAGCCAGAACAAACAGATCGCCTTTCAGCCAGGAACATCATCGCGCAACCGTTACATGGTGACGGTGATGGATGTCGCCGACACGATGCACGGCGTGCAGCGCCGCGCGATGATGGAGAAGGTCTTCACCGAAGGCAGCTTCATCGAGGCGCAGATCACGGTGCAGGGCTGGTTCAAGGATCAGAACCAAAGCGACGATGTCTGGAAGGCTGGCGAGTATTACTCGATCACGTCGCCCTCGCTCATCATGGACGAGCTGGTGCTTGGTTGCGCCGGTTGCGTCTACGAACAGAGCGATGCGGGCACCACGACCACGATGCAACTGGTCGATCCGATCCACATGAACGGTCAACTCAATTATCTCAACGCCGCGATGAACACCATCACGGCGGAAAACGCGCGTGTCGCGGCTGAGAGGGCGAAGGCGATGGCGGCGGCGACGGCAAAGGCGCAAGCGGAGGCAAATCAATGAACCGCAACAGCCTGATGGAGATGTCCGGTCGCGCGATGCATTCGATCCTGCGGTTGACGCTCAACAAAGCGAACGACAACCCGATGATGCAGGAGCTTTCGTTCGACGGCATGAATTCAGAGGGCCGCAAGATCGTGGAGCGTTTGCAGGCGTTCGGCATGACAACGATGCCGTTGCCGCGCGATCAGCAGCAAGGCGGCGGACAGAACGGCGGTGGTGGTGGCGGTACGGGTGGCGATGGTGCGTCGATGCAGGGACCGGCTGCGGAAGGCATCGCGCTATTGATTGGCGGGCAGCGCAATCATCCCGTGGTGATCGGCGTCGATGATCGCAGGCATCGCCCGATGGGCCTGAAACCGGGCGAGAGTTTTCAATACGACGATCAACAGCAGGGCACGCTGATCCGGCGTGCCGCCACCTACATTCTTTCGCTGGACGATGACGGCAGCGGTCAAGCTCCAGCCGCAGTGATGCTGCGCGATGCCGAAGGCCGCGAGACCGGACAAAGTCAGAAGCAGGAACGCTTCGTATCGCTGCGCCATGTCGTGAAGAAAAAGCAGAGCCGCGATCAGGGCAATCCGCAGGCGAACCTGAAATCATGGGCCGATGCCGGCGTCGATCTCAACAAGCTGAGCGCGGATGAATTGGCCGAGAAAGCCAGCGCGCCGAACAATGAGGACTACAAGCACGAAGGTGACACGGTCAACACCGAGGTGCGCGCCAACAAAAGCAAGGTCGAGTTCAGGACCGGCGACACTGCCGTTGGTCACTATGACAAGGACGCCAAGGAGTGGCAGCTAACGTCGAGCGGCGACGCGAGCAAGAGTGTCGTGGTCACGGATCAGCATGCGCATATCAAGATTGGTGGCAACTCGATCTTCGTTGACAGCGGCGGATGCTGGTCAACGCAACCCATCCAGATCAAGGGCGACCCGACTGCGGCGCGCGGCGATGGCCCGACATGGATGGAGCGCATCGAGCAGCTAGAAGCGCGCGTGAAAGAATTGGAGGCGCGGTATGGCATCTGACATCCGCTACCTCCAACAGCTCGACTTCCCCGCCTACGCGGTGCAGCTCGATTGGTTGATGACCGATCAGAACCTGATCGCGGATGGATATGATCTGCAATCAGCGTTCATCGTCGCGCTGGGCACCGACATGCTGGCACCGGAGGCAGAACCGCTGCCCGATCCAGACGCGACCGATCGCCGTGGCTGGTGGGGCGACATGGACGCCGACGAACTCTGGGGCGGCTGGCCGGTCGGCTGCCTGCTGTGGCTGCTATCGCGCGAGAAGATCACCGGGCCGAATGCGCAGCGCGGATCGACCCAAACACGCGCCGAAGGCTGGACGCGCGATGCGATGAAACCATTCACGCAGCGCCTGATCGCGTCCCGCATCGACGTGTCGTCGGTGCAGGTGGACATCCAGCGCATCGACATCGGCGTGACGGCCTATCGCGGTCCTCTGCCAGCCGTCGAACTTCGCTATTCGGAATTGTGGGACGATTTGCGGGAGGGTCGGTAGATGCCTTGGTCAACGCCGACGCTCAAGGACACCCGCCGCCTGACGCGCGACTACGTGCTGTCGCAGCTTGGCGCAAAGGCCATGATCCCGAATTCGGTATTGCGCATCATGAGCGATGCGAAGGCCGGACTAGCGCATCTCGCCTTCTTGTATCTCGATTGGCTCGCCAAGCAATTGATGCCGGACACGGCAGAACAGGAATGGCTGGATCGTCATGGCGTGATCTGGCTGGTCAACGCGGACGGATCGAAGGGCCGCAAGGCGGCGACCTACGCGCAGGGCATGTTGGCCTACGAAGGTCAGTCGAGCACCATCATTCCGATCGGCTCGACCTTCTCCGGCGGGAACGGCGTCACGTACCAATCGATCGCCGAGGGCGAGATCGGCAGCAATGGTGGGGGCGCGGGTGCGGCGGTGGCGCTGACCGCTGGAACGATCGGCAACCTGCCGGACGGCGACACTCTATCGCCGACGATCACGATCCCCGGTCTCACGCTGGTGACGCTGCAAGGCGACATGGCGGGCGGCTACGACACCGAGACCGACGATCAGCTTCGTGAGCGCATCCTGTTTCGCATCCAGAACCCGCCGA